GCCGGTTTATTGCCATTGTCTGATGCACCCGCCCCATCAGTTTGGTGAGTGTCCTTACCGATCCCTTTGACGCTTTGACAAAAAGCTCAAGGGTTTCCTTTGAAAGACGAGGCCAGACTGCGCCGATGATTTTTGCGGCATCGGCTTTGCTCATCTTTTTGACTTCCAGAAACACCCCAACGCGGCTGGTCAGCTGGTGATGGTCGAGCCGCCGGTTTTCCAGCTTGTACCGTAAGTCAGGCAGCCCGCAAAGGACGACACCGGTTTGCGCTTTGTCGTTGATAACTCGCCGGATGAGCTCAAGGCAGCCGTCTGACAGGTACTCCGCCTCATCAATCAGGATAACCGTGTCCCGTCCCTTTAAGGCATCTACGATGCGGGAGATAATGACGCTCATGCCGCCTTTGGTATCGAGCCCCAGTGACTGGGCAATGGTTTTAACCAGTACGCTTTTGGTAAAACTTGAATCGACTTCAATTAACAGCGCGCTATGGCTTTCTGCAGCATAATTGCGCAGCGCTGTCGTCTTACCCGTTCCCGCATCTCCAACGATAACGGCAATATCAGCTTCATCCTGCGCAATGCTTAACGCTTTACGCACTGAATTGAGCGTGTCTGTTTCAGTCGTCGGGATATGCAGCCGTTCAATCCGGCGTTCTTCCCGCTTTAACCACGCCTGCACCGCCTCTTCAAACGCCTTTATATTGCCGTTATACGTGCGGTTTTTGTATGCCGATACCACCGCCGATGAATAGCCTAAGGCTTGCGCTGCTTTTGCTTGGCTAATCCGCTTTCCCTCATCGGGGTTTCCGACAAGCGCGAAAAACTTTTGATACAGTTCTTCGTTTATTCCGTCTTGTTTATCCATATTCTTTCTCCTTCCCGTTTGAATATCGTTTGTTCTACTGTAAGCGCCATTTTTACGGCGCTGATTGTGCTCCCTTTAATCAGGATCAATCGGAAGCCGCAAGGTGCGCTTGCGCTTCGGCGCTAACGGCTCCCCGCCGACAACTTTTTTGCTTTCAAGCGCATTCGGTACCGGCTCCGGCTCTTCTATCTTTTCTGCCAGTAATTGTGCCGGTGTTTTCCGCGCGTTTCGGATGTCCTGATCCCAGCGGTAGTCTTTTAAGTGCTCACGGGCTTGTCTTTGCTCCTTGCGCACCGCACGCAGGTTTTCTTCCGTAATGCCTCGATCCTTGAACACGTCGCTTTCCGCCTCGAACTGAAAGACTAAATCAGG